GAAATCTGACATTTACACAAGGGCAAGGTGGCGGATTGTATGAGGTAGAGCAAAGTAACGTGGATAGTGGTGATGTTACTACCCGTGTATATCCAGTTGGTGGAACAAAGAATATGGCTCCAGGGGAAGGCGATGAAGAAGGACGTTTGATGTTGCCCGAAAAGTATTTGGAAAACTTTTCAGAAACCAATCGGGCAGTTGAGAAAAAGATTGTCTTTGATGATATTCATCCCTCTTTTACTGGTTTTGTTGAGAATCCTACGGGGGAGAATTATCGTGAGTTTATATGCCGTGATATTGATTTTAATATCGACGAATTGGCTATTGGCGATGATGCGCGTATTAATTTTCTCACAGGAGATTTAATGGGAAAATCCTTTGAATTTAAGTGGGATAATTCTAATAAGAAAATAACCCTAATCTACCAAGAAGATGAATTGGCTCCCATTGACCCGGAAACCCAAAGCAGACCTCTTATCCCATCAGCGGCCAAACATTTGAGAGGTGGTGAGGAGTTTAATTTTACCGGTATTCGTCTCGGAGAGTCATACAAGCAAGCTGCAATATCAAAGTTACGTGAGAAAGCTACGGATTGGCTTGCTTTTAATTCGCAAAAAAGGGTAAAGTTTACTCTTGATGTGGATTATCGTTATATGAGGAAAAAGGGTGGCTTAGAGTGTGGGGATTTGATAACTGTAAGCATACCGTCGCGTAATATCAGTAGAATTATTCGTATTGTTTCTACAGAAAAGAATCTGAAGACCGGAAAACTTTCGTGTGTCGTATCAAACTATCTGACTGAAAAATGGGAAGATAAGATTGAGGGGCAGATCAGTTCTATGCAGGCTACTATAAATGGAGGTGGTGCTGGCAGTGTTACTGTTCTAGAAAAATATGATGAACGGCCCCTAACAGATAAGAACGTATTATCCTCTTTACGTACTTTATTGGAGATTGCGAAAAGAGCCTTAAGTAAAGAACACTCGGACTCTACAGATTATTTGCTTAAACTCCTCGCAGGCGGCGAGTTCGGCGAGTTTGTTGACAGCTTGATTGCCGGCAAGGGTGCAGGGATATTCCCTGATGGCCGGGCACAGGTAGAACGGTTGGAAGTGCGCGGTTCATTGTCAGTGCTTGACCTTATTATCAATCAGATTCAAGGAATGGAGTCTGACTACTCCTTTACCGAGATTGGCAAGATAGAATCCGTGGAGGATTTGGGCGAGAGCACCTATCGTTTGAAAATAGAGAAACGCACGGACTTCGACTTCATGAAGTTCCAGGAGAATGATGTCTGCTTTTCCATCATTAATACATTACTAACGGGCGGTTCCGACTATTATACAAGCTGGATGCGTATTCTTACCACCAATGCGCAGGAGAACAGCATAACGGTCGTGCTCTATCCGGACAGCGAAGTGCCTGGAGGCACGAACTATCCGCCGTTGGCTGGTTACAACGTAACCCGCAGGGGTAACAGTACGCTTCCTGAAGAGGGCGGCTTCAACGGTCGGGCACAGTCGTGGATGATTTCTTCACGAGAAGGTCGGATTATGTTCTTGTCCAATGTCTATAAGCCGATATTGGAGGACTACAACTACTCAATCAGTATTGGCAGATTTCCCCGTACCAAGGCACTTGAAAAGCTGCCGATTTCCGAGAATGAGACAGGCGTCATGGCACAGACGGTTATTGCCGAGAAATTCTACCAACTCGACCACAACGGCGATGTCATACCCAACAAGGTAGACCGGGGCGTCTGGTCGCTGGAAACGGCCCAGAGCGGCGCTCCTTATCGCTTTGTACAGCACGAACTGTCGAAGCCTTCCGGCAGCGAATATACCCTGCTGGAACAGCATACGGTCTACCACCTTGGCTGCAAGTGGGGCTGTCTGTCAGATAAGACAACCGATGAACCGAAATGGAACTCCCCGTCATGGGGACTCCTTGAGGGCGACAGCAGGTATTCGCTCCAGCTCTCACTATCGGGCGGGGAGGCATTCGTCATAGGAGGTGTGGATGAGGTAATTTCCGGGCGTATATATTTCGGAACTACGGATATAACGGATGATGTGATGGCGGACGATGCTACCGAAGTGGAGTGGTTCCGCAATAGTGGCAATGTACCGGCGGACAACCTCTGGACGCCTGAGTATGTGGACGGAAACAGGCTTGCTATCCATATCGACAACGGGAACCAGCACGGGGTCGGTTCGGATTTCGGTTTTGTCAGCAAGTCCGTGATATTCACCTGCCGGGTGTTCTTTCCGGTAAACGGCAGGTTGGAGGAAGTGGATAAGAATTTAGGATTTGACATCGTATAAGAATTAGGTATATGGGATTAAAGAGTAACAAGCAGTGGGGCCGTATTTACGTTGCCCCCCTTTCCCTTCAGGGAGAGATAATAGTATTGTCGGGCAGTCCCGTGCAGACCTACGACAAGGAACTGCGGGAATACAGCCCCGACCGGACCCTGACACCGCTGGTCATCGTGCCGAAGGTATCGGCGTTCGATGAGAAGGCGGTATTCGGTGAAATGGAACTCACGGGGGTGGAGTGGTTCGAGGGCGCACCCCGTGACAAGTCGGCCAACCGCATCGTCGAGGGTGAGTATTACAGCATTTCCGACGGCAGCGGCGGTGTGCCCAAATATGCGCTTACCATCCGGAAGAACACGCCGCCGGAGAAGCCGATGGAGTATTTCGGTATCGCGATATTCACGGACCCGCGCACGAACCGCGAGGTCAGGGTCGAAAGGAGCATCAGGTCGTATTCGCACCTGTACGACAACAAGGCGTATTCGTTGCGCCTGAAGGGTGATACCGTGATGGTGACCGACCCGCTTCGCCTGGCCGACCGTTCCGGTTATTGGGACAGGGAGATAGAACCGCAGCTCTATACGGGTACTGAACCGGTGGATGATGAACACGCCGCATACTTCTGGGACATCCTCGAAGACGGAGCATACCGCCCTGTTACGCCGGATGACCCCGGTATTGTCTGCCACGATGGGAACGGTGTATATACAAGAAAGCTGATGTATCAGGCGAAGTATGTCACTGGTGCAAGTTTCCGTTGCCGTGCCTGTGAATATGCGGGCAACAGACCGCAGGCTCCTACTGACGGGCGGCTGGAAGTGGTAATTGAGGTAAAGACGGAGATGGCCGTTTCCTTAAATTGCGAAATTATCCAGACAAAGGGTTTTACACTTTCCGATGATATGAAGCAGCCGAGCGCCTATGAAATACGCATCTTCGACAACCGCCGCGAGTACGGTACAGAGTACGATGACCTTTTCCGCATCATTTGGAAAGGCCAGAGTGCCAAGCCGGGCGAGCCGGAAAAGGTGCTGGCAACCGGTGGGCGGACGCTGGAGTTCATTCCGGCGGACAAGGGTTTCCCGGCAAAATATATCTTCCATGTGCGGGCGGAAGTGGGGCTTCTCATCGGTGAGTCCCTGATGGGCGATGAGGAAGGCGCCGTTATATCCTCGCAGGTTGACGGACAGACGGTATTCATTGCCACGGGTCCGGTATATGAATAATTGAGTAACAACTTTAAACTTTAATCAATATGTACGTAATTGTAGAAAAGGCAAAGCTCGAAGGCAAATTCTTTGGGATAATGAATACCCTTCCGGATGGCAGGGTGTACATTCCTATCAGTGAGATGCGGAATGTGGGTACTCTTCTTGACATCGACATCATTGGTTCTGCACGTGAGTTGAAAGAACTGATAGAGAAACAGCAGGAAGCGATGCAGGGTACGGAGGACATCGACCCCGGTTTCAGTGTGACACCCGAAGAGGAAGAGGAAATAGACCCCGGTTTCAGTGTGACCGGTCCGGAACAGCCGGCCGGGGCAAAGACTGACGGAAAAAGGAAAGGAGGCCAGCGATGAACCAGAATCAAGTGACCGCTTCACTGGCTATTGTAGCCGTGAGCAACGGAACGACCGTCAACGGGTATGTACGCGTGGACAACGGTCCGCTTATCCAGGCATGGACAAAGGGAAGTGACAAGTATACGCCGGACTTTGAAGCGTTGGCGGAGGACAAACGCCCTATTGTCATCGTCGTATTGCGGGATGTGAGCAGCGGGCGTATCCTCATCCCTTCCAGGCTTGTTTTCAAGTACAACGGAACCGAACTTGCATTCGGGGAGGACGGGCTGTGTACTACGGAACAGTTTGCCGGTACTTTCAAGCGCGTAACCGGATACAATGTCAGTGTAGACTCGCAGTCCTACCCCATGACGGGACTTCGCGTCATGAAGAACCTCGTGCCCATCTCCGGATATGACAATGACCGCATAACCGTTTCCGGTGAGGTTGAAATCGGCGGGCATACGGTCGCATTCAACGAGCTTGCGACGGATGTTGTCATCCAGGAATCATCGGGTAAACAGTATGAGTTATTCATTACTTCAGACAAGGGTACGCAGATAATCAATCCGTCCGAAGTGCTGACGTTGAAGGCATCGCTGTACAGCGGCGGAGACCTTATCAACGATTTGGGGAACATTACGCTCCAATGGAAGAAGCAACTGCCATCGGGAGAGGCCAACCTCGGAACTCAGGGAACCCAGAACATTGCCGCGAATGATATTGACGGTTCGCTGGTGGTAAGTTGTGAGGCTGTGCAGAATGCGAAAGTCATTGCAAAGGGCTTCATTACCGTGTTCGACCTTAGCGACCCTATACTGGCGGCATTCAAGGTCAAGGGGCTTGCTTCTGACGGGCAGATATATCCTGGAGAAACGGGAACGCTGACGCCGTATGCCTATAAACGCCAGTCCGGAGAGGAGGTGGCGGTGGCAAGCTGGGACTTCGCCACATTCGATGGCGAGAACAATCCGTTCACGCTGTCGGGAAAGGACAGCAACAAGTTCCAAGGAAAGGATATTGCACTGACCTATACGGATGCGGCGCGGGCCAAGACGTTCAGAGTAATCGCAACGAATACAAATCCCATTGAGCTATGATGACGACGGCAGTTTTGAGTATCGTAGCTGTCAGCGAGCCTGACCCGGTGGAATACGTTGACATCGAGTGCCAGCCGGCTGCCATCTCTGTAGACTGTAACAATGTACAGATGGTGCCGCTGAAGCTGAAAGCCCTGCACCGCAGCGGGGCTGATGCGGCCCTGCTGGATGTATTCTGGCGGCTGCATGTCCAGTCGGCAGGCAAGGACCTCGGTACGGCGGATTCCCCCGGTGCATCGTCCGAATGGGAATACTACCTTCCGTCTGACAAGTGGGGCAATGCGGATTCTATTATCGTGGAAGCGTATCGTGATAGTGCCCGCGAGACCCTTCTTGCGCAGAAACGGATAAGTATTGTGCGGCAGAACCCGTCCCCCTTCCCGGTCGATGGTGACTGGAAACCGCTGCCGTTCAAGTATAAGAACGGGGAATATTTCCTGGATAAGGATAAGGGGTTTGTATTCATGTGGATGAATCCGGTGGCAGGAAACAGCGAGATGCACCCGTTCGATGATGTGGCCCAGAACCCGGACACTACTTCCTGGAAATCCATCCAGGAATACCCGCTACTGGGTACGCAGCTTTTACTTGCCAGGAAGATAGATGCAGACCTTATCGACGTGGATAACCTGAAGGTGAAGCATCTGGAAGGTGCGGACGGGGATTTTACCGGAAAAATCAATGCAAAAGAAGGTTCTGTCGGGGATTTTGATATTTCCTCAGGTTTGCATTCCCGAAGAGGCAATGATGACATGCTGCTTTCAGCCTCACTGATACGTTTCAGGAACCAATACGTGTCCACATTCATCGGGGCTGACACTATCCCGGCATCATCCGGCGGAGTATTTATATCTCCGATAAGAATTGAGGTGAGCCGCAGCACGGCGTCCTACTCAGCCGGTATAAACACATGCTTTCATTCGACGGTATATGGCGCTAAAAGTTATGATGATTTTGTAGAGACGGGGAATCATGTGCTGTTTGCACCTAAAGGCGATATTTGCGGTTTCCGGTTAAGGACGAGAAGAGTTGACAGTAATATAACCTTGTCCCTTATGGACAGTATCATTATGGCTGTATCCAAAGGTATTACAATGAATCTTCCGAGCAACGCCGAGGACGGGCAAATCTATTTTATAAGAAACCATTCAAACGGTGACGTCTATGTGTATGGCCGGATAAGCCCGCTGGGGTATCCTACATCGGGAACGACAAAAGTTCATATAACAGGGGGATGGCTGGCTATTTTCATATATGACAAATTTAATAATATATGGACGGGTAATAGGTTCTCGTCCGGTTGGTAAATCAAAATGAGGTTGGATATGCTTTTAAGAATTAACGACAAGCTGCTGCATTTTTTTGCATGCTTTGTTATCACCCTGACAGCGGGTGAACTCTGTGCCGTTACGGCAGGCGTGACGAAAGAAGCCGCTGACTGGATGTATAAAAAGAATTGCAAGGTCGGTACGGGCTGGGACTGGCTGGACATACTTGCGGATGCTGCCGGCATAGCGGTCGGCAGCGTATTAAGGAGATTGGTATTCGATTATTAATGTAATAAAAAGGATTATGTTAGACACATTATTGGTTGCGCTGGTGATCTCAGTAGATACCGCGCAGGTAAAGGAATTTCCGCAGAAGGCGGAAGTCGAGTTCAAGAAAAACGATTTGAAGGAGAACATCATTAAGTCAGCCTTGAATTTCCATAATAGCGGGAAGAAGGACGACAAGACCTGGAACTGGAAGATTCAGGATGTGGTGTTCAAAAAGGATTAAAACAATGTTCAATTTAAAATCAAATAATTATGGGAGCTATAAAAACGATGAAGGAAGTCGAAAGCGCACTTCCCCAGAAAAAAGAGATAAATTATGTACGTGCTTTGGATAAGGACGGCAATCCGATTTTAATCAATAAAGAGGACTTGGCGCAAGTTGTGGGAGAACTGCTCGATGGTGGAGCCATCAAACAGAAGCGGTCTGACCTCAAAGATGCCGACCAATATACAACACCAGGAACATACTTCGTAAACCTATGGGGCGGAGTGTGGCAAAATATGCCGACTAACGACTGTTTTGGTCTATTTGAAGTACGTTCCTATGACGGTTATATAACGCAGCGGCTTTCGGCCGGCAACGGAAAGGTGTTTGTCCGTATAAAAGAAGGTGGAAAACCATTCAAGCCGTGGCCAACTGCCGCACAATAACCCCCGTTATAGCTTCTCCGTTATCTCCGTGAAGCTATCGTCGATGATGTCCGGTGTTCCGACCAATTGAATACCATGAGGCGATAAAATATACGCATGATTAGGTAACTCGTTATTGAATGTAAATGATACGAATAGGTCACGTCCTTTTATGTAGTATTTTACTTGAAGCGGCTTTTTTAAAATTCTTTTTAAGGAAGCCGCCAAACCTGTATCTGGTATGTATATGAATGATAAAAAATCCATGCACGTATCAGCAGAATCATTGCATAAGACCGCTATCGGGGCACGATACCAGTCAGTCACATTGTCTGCAATCTTATATACGGCTTCGTAAGCATTTACAAAATGAGGATATACTTTGAATAAATCCGGAGATAACAACCCCGCTTTTTCAATAGTGGTTGTACCAATCAGTTCTCCCACATCCGTAAATCGACGTGGGAGAACTGATACCAGTTGTAACTCCTGAGAAAGACGGATTAAGTAATTCCAAGTTTGCAACAACAAAGATAAAATCAGAAGGCAAACGTAGCGTATTGCTATACCGTTCATCATCTTCCCAATGGGCTCCTTTTGCTATCAGAGTATCATGTATATCCACAGGTGAACCATTAAGTGATTTTTGCGTTTACATTGCTGGTAATACTATGGAATTACAAGATTCTACAAAAGTATATGTCAAATACCTATATGGACAACCCAATAGCGATACATACCTAAAAATGAAATACGAAACTGACCATAGAATATCCATATACTTGACTTCGGACAAGTCATTAGGTGATAGAACTATTGTCAGAGAACTGATAGTTAGAGATTCAATGTACGATATGGCTACACAAGATGATGAAATTACCGGACTGGCAGATTGCACTATTGTGCAATAGGTTTTATCTCCGTGAAGCTATCGTCAATGAAACCAATATCTTCAATTATATCGCATTGGGTGCGGCAATCGTATTTTAAATCAACGGATTGCCCTTTTACAACGGTAAATACTACGTAAACATCCCAATTTTTATAAAGCACTTTGATGTCAGTAAATTTGGATGGTATGGAATAAAACTCTCCGACTATTCCGTCAGAAGGCACTCCATTAGAGTAGGTAGCCAATCGAATCCCTACGTTGTAGAAATTATAGTTTCCAATGATATTAAGACTTATTCCGTCCCATTGGGCTGAATGGGAGTAGTGGATTGCAAAAGAGTTTGTAACACGTAGTTTTTTCCATATCAGTTCTCCCACATCCGTAAATCGATGTGGGAGAACTGATACCGATTGCGAATGCTACCCAAAACGGTTTACTCAGCAAACAGACAGCACCTTCTACACTCTATATCCGCAACAAAACCTATATAGAATTGCATCATTCTTTACCTGCTGATTGGAACACTTTTATGTTCTTATTAATGATTTCCGGAACGGGAATCGCTGATGGAGATGCCGTTTTAATTATTCATGGCTCAAACAAATCGAACAGTGAAGGACGATGTATTGCCAAGTCTTTGTATGGAAATCTCCCTAAAAGCCTTCAACTTAAATGGGAACAGAAACCGGATAAGTCTATTCACGTTTATCTGGTGGAAGCAGAAGGCGGAAAGATGGGCGGATACAGACTATTCAAGCAACACTGTTGTCTTGAGAATGAAAACACCGACATCATAGCACTCGACACGCTCGATATTTCAGCATTAAAAGATTTGGTTGTTTCTTAATAAGTAATAGGCTTAGCAGGAAAGGTTCTGCTAAGCCTCTATTTTAAACTTGGGTCCACGCAGTCCATCTCGCTTCTTCTGTACCTAAAATTGTACGAATATACATTTTTAGATTGTCTGCATATAATATCTGAGCTGTAACACCGCCACCCATTCTCACAACTTCAACACAACCGACATTAGCCGGATGTTGTTCCGAGTCATAATCAGGCAGCCAAGATACTGTGTAAACATTCCCTTTTGGAGCATTATCCCATTTCAAATTATCCAACTCGGCCCATGATTTTAGAGGGGTGTATTTGTTGATTAGTTCTCCCACATCGGTTTGCAGCTTCTCGTCCAAAAAAGTACATTTGGCTTAAAAATGGATAAAATAAAATACCGCTTAGTGTATAATCGAAAGAAACAGCTAAACAAACAGGGAACGGCCTTAGTGCAAGTAGAAGCCTTGCTCAATCAGAGGAAAGTTTATTTCCGTACAAATTTGTATCTCAAGCCGGAACATTGGAATAGTCGCAATGCTCAGGTTGATAATCACCCACAGGCTCATGACCTCAATTCGATGCTGTTTGAGTTTGTCCTACACCTGCAAGCGATTGAGTTATCCTTATGGAAGCGCGGCATTCCTGTAACGCTATCACTACTTAAAGATGCGATAAAGAAAGACAAGCCGGTCAATGTCACTTTCCCCGTATTTGCCAAAATCTATGTGCAGGAATCCGACCGTAAAAGAAGTACCAAAGAGAACCTGATGACAACGATAACCGTACTTCAGGAATTTCGCCCTGGACTGGACTTCAAGGACATCACTTATACTTTCCTCAAGGAGTTCGAAGCCTACCTGCGTGAAAAAGGCAATAGCGTGAATACGATAGCCAAGCACCTTCGCCAGCTGCGTACCTTGGTCAATGAAGCGATTAATCAGGGATATATCCATGCGGATGCTTATCCATTTCGCAAATACAAAATAAAACAGGAGAGGGGACGGCATGAGTTCCTTACTCCGGACGAACTGCGGAAGCTGGAGAACCTGAATGTAGAAGATAAGAAGCTCCGTCATGTACTCGATGCCTTCCTGTTCTGCTGCTATACCGGCCTGCGCTTCTCAGACTTTTGCCAGCTATCTCCGGCCAACTTTATCAAGGTAAACGGTCAGCGTTGGTTACACTTCACGTCCATTAAAACAGGAGTAGAACTTCGGCTTCCGCTACATCTCCTTTTTGAAGGTAAAGCACTTGTCATATTAGACCGGTATAATATATCGGATTTTGCCAATTTAGGCAGCAATTCCGAGGTAAACAAATGCCTTACTCAAATAGCCGAATTGGTACGAATCAAGAAGCATGTTACCTATCATACGGCCCGTCATACTTGTGCGACCCTGCTTGTTCACCAGGGCGTTCCGATTACCACCGTCCAGAAGTTGTTAGGTCATACTTCTGTCAGAACTACGGAGGTGTATTCAGAGGTTCTTTCTAATACAATAATACGTGATTTGAAGGCTGTAAAAAGGAAGAAAAAAACACCTGTTTTTAGCCGTGTGGTAGAATGTGGGTAGATTTTATAGGTTCTACTGATATTCTACCTCTACCTACCCGGAATGCTTTAAAACAAAAACATCCCAGCACTTCGCAGTGCCGGGATGAACGCATGTCCTAGTCTTGTGTTATAAAGAGAATTTAGAGTTCTTTTTACCTTTTACTAATACCTAATATTATAACAACTTAAGATTTACTGACAATAAAACAAAAAACGTGCCAAAAAGTTTACATTTGTAAGTGATTAATTTTCACATTTATGCGACAGCTTATTTAAATATGAGTGTGGAAAAGAGTGCAACACTTCTACAATGAAGTTCTACAATTAATGATAAGGTATGTTTACCAGGTGTTTTTATAAAATATGTTTGTATTTCTCCAAAGCATTACTCTTCATTTCATTCTCCTCCTTAGTTAAGGCGAATCCCATATACTTACAGGTATGGTCATTGCGTAGGATACATATACACATACGTTTATAGGAAGGGATTTCCCGGAATTCCTCTATATCAATGTCGTCCAGGTAGTCCATCCGTACCGGCTTTTTCTCTGTCTTGTAATTGCTGCTGTCACCTATTTGTATGGGTATGTTGCGGTCTTTCAGCTTCTGTATGACTTCATCACTAAGTACACCGCCCTTTTCCTTCCAGAACCTAATGCTGGTTTTCAGTTTAGCCAAATATCTATTCCGGGTATGTTCCGGAAGGGTCGAAAGTAAAAACTCCATGAATGATTTCCATGTATATCCTTCCGGTAAACGGATGCTTTTTCTTCCTGCCGCATGAGTGTTGCCATAAAGTCCGGCAAAGCCAATCCCGTTTACGCGTCCTATCATCTTCCCCCATGTTTCAGGATCAATTACTTTGTACAGGGCAAGACTCTCGATAGCTTCGCTGATGAAAGGACTAGCCACACGTTGTCTGTCAAGGCTTACTCCGGCTTGATAGTAGAGGTCATAAAGCTTATTGTAGTCCCAACCGAACTTGCCGTTGGCTACCCATATATCCTCCGTTTTCCAGTCGTACAGCGGGTATAGATTGTATACATTTTCATCTATTTCCGTACTCCACATGCAATTCTTATATTGCTTTTTCACTCCCCGGTAGATTGTGCGCCAGCGGTTATAGCTCTCTTGGGTACGTATGCCTACCAGGCAGCAAGTACGCCGGGCTGCTTTCTGTAGATGTAACCATCGGGAAAACTCAATCTGGAAATCATAATCCCACATTTTCCGGTTGTAAAACGGAAATTTATCTACTTTCATTGCGTCTTTCGGCATTTCTCTGACCCATGCCTCCTTTTTTTGCTCATCCCAGGGACGCCAGTAACTTTGATACATAGAGGTGCAGGTTGTTACCCGGAAAGGGACACAAATCCGGTATACATCCAGTATATCCCTGTTTGTTTCCAATACCCGGTTAACATAGTCAATGGTCATGCTGTATTGTACTTCATAGTCCATGTGAAATATTCCAATCTTTCGTTTCAGACTGTTCTGACGGATATAGTCAATACATAGATTTAACAAGACCCCACTATCTTTGCCTCCAGAAAAAGATATATAAATATTATCGAATTCTTCAAAAATCATTTTCAATCTTTCCTGGGTTAATTCATATACATTTTTTTGATTCATATAGTACAAAAGTTTTAGTGGTGACAAAATTAGTCTAAAGCCCCAATATTTCCTATAACCTTTAACTTCTTCATTATCTGTAATGGTACTCAATAGAAGTGAAAGTAGTTCCTTTTGAAATGTTTATGTATATTTGCATTGTTCTATTATTCATTGAAAACATAACAAAGCTATGGCAGAAAAGAGTAAATATCAATTTGATGAAGCCTCGGTACAAGCAATCATACACTGGGCAGAAACAACACAACTACCGAAAGAGGTAGTATTGAGTGAATCCGAGCATATCTACGACACGTCTCTGTATGTCAGGGCGAACATCAACGATATTAAGCAACATTATCCGGATGAGTTTTACAATCCGGCTATTACTCGGCTTTATAGATTGAAAGAATTTGTAGAGGGGAGTGACTGAATAGCCACTCCTTTTTTCACACTTTTGTAATGCAGAAACAATTATTGATAATAGCTAAGGTAAAATCTTAAAAAGCCCCCGGCCTGTTAAAAATCATCTCACCTACTTTTAACACATAACGAGCGAACCCGAATGACCGGGGGCAAATGCCACCGTTCTCAGGTTCGCTTTCATGTGTTGTAAGTGAGATGTTGCAAAGATAATCATTAAAAGTTAAAGCAGTCGAATTCCGGCTGCTTTTTTTTATGCTTCAATTTCTCTCTTGGCTTATATTTTAGGAGAAAAGAGTTATGAAAGCGAGTAATAATTTGGTGGAAAAGTATGGCTGGGATAAGATAATTCACAGTCCAAGTGATGGTCGAGCAGTTTTTTCGTATAAACCTATCCATAAAGTAAAATGACAAAAATATGAATACGGATGCAGTGAATGCGGCCCTTCAGGTGGGCAAGGGGATTAGCGATTTTGGCATGGTGGCCATTGCAGGAGCCTTCTTCCTCATTATATGCGGTGTGATGTGGCTATTCATTTTCAAATGGTTCAAACATTTGGTGGATAATGTGATAACCAGGCAGGAAAAGGTGATAAATGATTTGCTTGTGGAAACCAAGGCTCAAAATGAGGTTCTCTCTGATATTAACGAGGGGCTAAAACCTATTTCTCAGATGCAGATAAATTCGGTTTGTAACAACTTCTTTGACCTTGATTGTGAAAGGCTGTGCCGGCTGGTCCGCAATGTGCGCGATGAGAACAATATTGATGATAAGCAGAAGACGAGGCGAAAAATAGAGACGCGTTGTAATGCCATAATCAAAAAGCGGAGTATTGAACTCGACAACTTTATTCACCGCGGAAAAAGGCTCAGTGAGTTTATGTCAACGGATTGGGTAAAGAAGTTTTCAGACATAATAGAGTCGGAAATCTATAATCCTGTCGGCGCCAATAACGCACGTGCCTATGCCAATATCAAAACAGCCATTGATGAGGCTAAGGTTGAATTTTTTAATAACATGAATAAATAAGGAGTAACAGAATGAAAAAGAAACTGATTATTGCAGCGATTGTTATCGCTATCATCGTGGGAGTTATGCTTTACATGCACTACACTCCGTTTTGGGTAAATCTGACTACTGTTGTATCATTCGGTGTCGGTGTTGTTGCCGGATGGGTGGCTCGTGTGGTTTATGACAAATATTTCAAGGAGGACGTGCAGAATGAAAATATTGATTGACAACGGACACGGAAGTAACACTCCGGGCAAGTGTTCACCGGACGGAAGATTGAAAGAGTATGCGTATGCCCGTGAGATTGCTGTACGTTTGGAAGCGGAATTGCGCAAACAAGGCGTTGATGCCGAACGTATCGTCAAAGAGGAAATAGATGTCCCCTTATCCGAGCGTTGTCGTAGGGCAAACGAATACAAGTCCGGTGACACTATCCTTGTATCCATTCACTGTAATGCAGCGGGAAATGGTTCTGCCTGGATGCAGGCGCGCGGTTGGGAAGCATGGACTTCGGCAGGTCAGACGAAAGCCGACAGACTGGCTGATTGTCTATATGCAGCGGCCGGACAGCTTTTGCCGGATATGAAGGTGCGCAAGGATACCACAGACGGTGATGCAGATAAGGAAAGCAACTTCTACATCTTGAAGCACACAAAGTGTCCGGCAGTTTTGACCGAAAACTTATTCCAGGATAATATGGAAGATGTGGATTTCTTATTATCGGAAGAAGGGAAGAAAAGTATTGTAGAGACTCATGTTATTGGTATTATTAATTATCTTAAAATCAAATGAAGAAGTGGATGCTGATGGCTGTCGGGATACTAATATTGGTTATTGGTATCTTAATTAAATACAATAGGGGTTTGCATAGTGAATGTGCTCGTCATTCAAATAATATTTCTGTATTAAATAAAGAGATCGAGCGTTATAAAATTCAGGATAGTTTAAATGCTGTTTCCGTATCGGCATTGAACTTGACTATTGATGAGCTGAAAGAGTATCGTGCAGATGATGCTCAAACAATAAAAGAACTCGGCATTAAAAACAAGCATCTTGAGGCTTTGGTTAAAACCGGGATTCATTCAACAGAAACAATCTATGCAGACCGTTGGCATCCACTTCCGGACAGGCCGGATTGTTTAGAGGTTAATAGCAAATGGTCTCATGTGATAGCTTGCTTCAAGGATTCTACGGTTTATTATAATATTCGTGATAGTCTGGCGGCTGTTGTTCATCGAATACCAAAACGAAAATTCTTGTGGTGGAGTTGGGGCACAAAGGGGTATAAACTGGAATTGGTTAATTTTAATCCCAACACAAAGATTGATTACAATGAATTTATAAAAGTCTCAAAATAGCAGTGAGGGGGGCTCGTGAATAGCGCCCCCCTCATCTTTATAGCAGATACTCCTTTAGTGCGTCAATGCCTTGTTTGACACTGCGGGCAATAACATACTTATTTCGGCAGTTTTCCGCTTGCCGCTGAAATTCTTTTTGTTCTTCCGATTGGATGCCTTTCTTCGTCTTAAACTCTATACATAGCGAAGCGTAGCCTTTCTTTGGGATTAGTAGGATAACATCGGATACGCCGGAAGTTACACCTTGCCGTTTGAGATTAGCGGCTTCCCTTATATGGCGGCTTCCACCATTCGGAACAGCGAAGAGAAGCTTATTGGGTAACTTTGGGAATATCTTTTCCACTTCTTCAAAGAACTTGCATTGCATACGTTCTTCCTCGTTGTTTTTCTTCCTTTTTCTTTTGGATGGATTCTTTTGCTCAGCATAACAGTTATAGCAGATATAACCGGCATCAGTCTTAATGACTGATACAGTTTCTTTTCCGCATACAATACATTTTTCTTTAGTCATTTTCGTCATTCGTTCTGATTAATCAAATGTATTTATTCAATTCTTTTTCTAATTTTCTCCTATCAACTTCTGGAAATAACTCAAGAACAAGGTTAAGCGCATTGCAGTAATCGTTTGCGTATTCTTCGGTATCCATTAGCCGTAATACCATTGAACAAAAGATACTCTTTTTCTGTCTAAAATCTCTGCTTAATACTGCTTTTGACAATCTGATAATTTGTTTTTCCATTCCACTCATAAATTCTTTTGTGATTTTGTAATTGATGACAATTAAATCTCTATTCACAAAGCCCATGATAAAGGCTCATACAGCTATATCCACCTTCAGGTTCAAACATATCATCCATGCCGGCATCTTTCCGGTTTACATACTCGAAAACTTCTTCTACTGTTGGATAAGTCTTATTTTTACAGAAACGATCAGGAATGTAACCCGGTGAGAAGAAAGACGAACCCTTTGGGGTTTCTTCTTTCATTCGTTGTTCGGCATCTATCAAGCGACTTCGTCCAAACTCTTCTTGCGAAATTAGCTTTACCTCTTGCTTCCTGCACATAATACAGGGATAGCAACCAACTCGGGAAAATCCACGATAATATAAAGGATTTGGATTTTGTCCAGCAGAAAGGATCTGGTCTATAACTTCTTGTGCTGACCATTGGAAGATTGGGCGGGAAACACTGGCATCATAATGTTCGCACCATTTAAGCACATCTTTTCTACGATAATCTTGCTTCCATACCTCAACAACCTTTCCTTTACGATTCTTTTTCACACGTTCGAAATATTCTCCGAAGTAGTTGCACTCATAAGGGAGTTTGGCGCGTTCTTCGCTTTCTTTTGCTCGAATACCTTGAATTATCAAGCAAGGTTCAGTAAGTGAGAGAATATAATCAATCATCGGCTTTATTTTTAATTCAGAGGTGCAAAACCTTCTTTGGGAAGACGGGAATCGGGAACGTTTGATAGACATATCCACAAAATCAGTGTATTTCTTACTTCTCAAAATTACTAATCTGACATCAAGTTGTTTGCACACGTTACTAATATGTTGATAAGTATCGGGATGCTCCCAACCTGTATCACAAAATACGGCTTCTATTTTATCGGCTCCATATTTATTGGCAGCCTGGATTAAACAGGCTTGCGAATCCTTACCACCGGAAAAACTAACAATTATCTTCATGCTATATGAACTTTTTTATTTCACGCTTCATTATCAATTATATTTCTTCGTAATCCTTACACTCTTTGCAATAAAATCCCCAATTATCATCGTTATATTCGTTGGGCATTTTAAATCTAAGAGAATGGTTTAACGCACAAAGGTCACTATAATGTCGTTTGGCTGACTCCTCAACAGCTCTATCCATTTCATCATCATTCAATTCTCTTTCATCCGATTTAAAGTTCCTGCATGTATCACAGAAACGGATGGGTTTCCGTTTCCCCTTTTTCCCGGCAGGCTTTTCAACTTCTCTTAACCAGCAGTTTTCATCCTTGACCGGGCAACATCTACAGTAGTCATCCATTCCGTAGAATTGGCAGTAACCTTCACAGAACCATTCCCGAAATTCTGCGAGCAGTTTTTTCTTTATAAGCTCCTCTTTCAATCAATCCTCCACTTTTTCAAAGTGCACATCTTGTTTATCTTGTCTTTCAAAATGCAAGCAATAATAATCACCGCATTCCGGTTTACCATTAAAGACGCATCTATCACATTCGTATATAAAATCGCTATCTTTTTTCACGATAATTTTTTCTCCATTATATTCAAATACCTCTCCGATTTTTCTTTCTTGTTCCATAATCAAATCTCCTCTACTTTAACGCATAAGAAACAACACAGCAGCTACAGCCCAACCGGACAAAGCCATCATGTAAAATATGAATTTTGTATAACCAATCCATTTAGCTTCTCGATTGAATTTGTTTATTGCTCCTTTTAAGTCTCCGAACCGTTCTTCAATGTTCCACATCACATTTTCTTTGACAATTTTCCTGAATCTCTCCCGTACATTCTCTGGAATGTACTGTCTGTTTCATAACTGTTCCGTTTTAAATTAATCTTCTTTATTTTCTAAATCTCTGTATTCCACGCAATAGTCAAGTAAATTTAAATCTGGTTCATTCATTAAACATTCGTTCAATCGGGCGCAGTTCATACAACACCATTTGTCAGATAATCTCCCCATAGTTTTTTAGCTAATTCGTAATTCTTTTGTGCTTCATTAACAGCTTTCTTGGCATAAGTGAGAGTATAAGCGTGTTCACGTGGATGTTTGCCAGACTTAACACCCTCATGATATTCTTTCGCTTTCTCTAACTTGTGTTCGTAGAAATCGATACTTTCCGGCATAGAAAGATTGATAGTGTTTGCCTT